GCACTTCGTGGGCAAAAGGTTATTGACTTTGAGTTGTGCTCCAAGGTGTTTTCGCAAGTAGGATTCTGCTACGATAAAACTGGCAAGAAAACCACCAAGGGAATAGTCCGCAAAGACATGCCGCAGTTCTCTTCACAGGTTGACCCCAAGAAAACTGATTCGCCTGCGTTCAAGACTCTTATGGGGGCAAAAGGTTACACTAGCCCCGAGCAAGTAACTCCTGAAGACTTGAAACTTGAAATCAACATGGAGAAGCAGTATCAGGAAGCACTAAAGAATGCAGGCTACGAAATCAATGACCAAGAGGTGGATGCCACTTCGTTGAAGCCTATTCAGGGCGAACTACTAGGCTCCAAAGTTGCAGCCATGTACGGCACACTTGTAGCCGCACAACAAGACCCCGAGAACTACGGCAAAGCAGCGGCTCGTCTGCTTGAACCCATTTATGTAAGCGACGGGTATGTGATTGACGGACACCACCGATGGGCAGCACAATGTGCAGTAGATATTGCCAACGGTGCAGGAACTAATGCCAAGATGAAGACACGCACCATCACAAAAGGTGGCAAGCCTGTTCCTATTGATGAAATCATAGACTTTTCAAACCAGTTCCAACAGGATGTGGGACTAATGAGCCAAAGCCGCTCAGGAGGAACCGTGCAAAACAAACCAGAAGCCAAGCCTGAAACCAAGAAAGAGGAAGTGTTCAAGTCTTCCCGCGACCGCCTTGTGGAGTCGCTGCTTGAAGCAGTCAAGGTTAAGCGTGACCGTAATCCACAACTAGGAACCATTGGTTACGGCGTAAACACCGATGACCCGTCGCGTTATGTGGGTTCTAATGTTCCGCTGAAGTCTCGCAAGACTGATGCTATGGGCAATCTGCTTCCTAAGCCTAGTGCCAAGGGATGGGCAGCAAGTCAAGCCGCCACAGGCAACGCTATTGAAATGGCACAGCAACTTATTGCCACCATGAGTATCAAGCCTGCGGGTACAAAGTTTGAAGTGTACGGTGAGAAAAACGGCAAACCGTACACACTAAAGGTAAAGAAGATTGAGAAACTAGGCATAGATACTTACGAGACTAGTGGTAGCCGTGAGGTTGAACTCAAAGCAGCAGGCACAGGGCTACAAGTACTAGACAAACGAACTCGTAAGGTGGTACTGGACCGCGGCAACGATATGCTGTGGGACTAATATGAAAGACTTCAAGGACTTACGCGACCACGCATTCAACTCACTTCAAAGGTTATTCTTTGAGGAGTTTGATGCTGAACTCACGGAAAGCAAGATAGTCCTTGACATGCCCAACTTTACACACGAAGACATTGTTGCGTATTTGGATGAAGAAGGTATTGATTGGGAAGAAAAGGACGGAGTGATTGAGATTCTTGACCCTGTGGAAGAAGCCGATATTGAAGTGGAAATAGAAGCCGAAGAGGCTGATGAAGTGGAAGAATCGGTTGAAGTAGAAACCGAGATGATTAACGAGGCTTCTGCTAAACGCAAGATTGTGGTTCGTCGCGGCAAAAAGCGAATCATTTTCAAGTGCGGGCCAGGCATGATGAAACGAGGCCCTCGCCTGTGTGTTCGTCGCCCAGGTTCACAACTCCGCAAGATGAAATTACGCTCCAAGCGTTCGGCTCGCAAGGCTCGTTCCAAGCGTGGTGTGGCTAAAAGAAAGCGTAAACTGTCTATGCGTAAGCGGTTGTCGTTCGGCTTGCGTCCCCGCAAGCGAAAGTAAAGTGAGATATACACCATGATTCAATGTGATAAAAACGGCAACGGCGGAACGATTAGAGCAGTATCTCGTGGGCACGAAAACATTGTGGAGTTTTGGGTGTCTGATAGTGGTGCAAATCCTCTGACCCTGCGGATACGCGAACAGCACGGCAACGAGCCACGCATCACCAACGCAATAGTTGAAAGCCTGATTGAACGGTACACACCGCCCGTGATGTGGCTAACCACAGGAAACGCAGAACTGCGGTACACTCCGTTTTTCAACAACTCTCTGTATCGCTACACCACACGGGACGAAACCACTCTGTACACTCGCCCGTTTGACGACGGGAAAGTGTTTTCACGAATATATTCACTTGCAGAAGCCATGAGCAACTACTCGCTTGTGCGTTCGCTGGACGAAGAGTTGCAGATATTTGACAGATATGCAGTGCTATCTAAATTTAGACGGGCACTCAAACCACTAGAGTTTATCAGTATTAAAGAAGAAAGCGACCACAGCATTCAGACAGTTTGTGTACACGCAACACGAACCATTCTTGAACACGGAAAGGAAACCGTAGATGCCACAGGCGAATACGCAAAAGGGTTTAGAGAAGTGTTGGCAGAATTGGCAGCGAAGCAAGAGGTTGCGGCGTATTCGTTTGATGCGAAAACAGCGTATGTGCGTGAGGTCGTGGCTGGAGTCTGTCTACCAGCAATCGTCCTTTTTGGCAGCAGGAACAAATTTACACAGGCTGTGACCGAAGCGTTTGCAAACGGAGCAGCACAGTACGCAAAAATATCTCAAGAATTACTAGACACTTACGAGGAAGCCCTAAAGTATTCAAAGTAAGCGTAATGTTAAATATTTTAGTGTAAACCAGTCTACATACTACTAGGAGAATACTATGCCAAACATGAGAGACATGCTACTGTGGATGCAGCAGCAACAAAGCAAGCCTGAATTTGCCGCTGCCAAACGGTGGATGGAACGAAACCAAACTCCACTTCCTGAAAAGCCCAAGGCTACACCTGAAGTGGAAGCGGTTGACGAGGCTCCTGCCGACAACGAGTAAGCCATGAAAACTTTTCGTCATGCGTTCGTTGATATCAGCGGCGAAATAAGTGCAAAGGAAGAAAACGGTAGCCGCCGTTACACCACACCTGATGGTGTGTTTCCGTCTGTCACTACAGTTACAGGATGGGCAAAGCGAGCGTTTTTTGCCAAGTGGCGGCGTGACAACCCTGAAGAATCACGCCGCATTTTGGCTCGTGGCACACGGGTTCATGCCATCATAGAAGACTACCTGCAAAACCGAGTGGAGTCCACTCTTACCGAAGCAGCAGGAACCGAAGAGTTGGACATGTTCCACACCATGCAACCGTACTTGGACTGTATTGACAATATTCGTGCCATTGAAGTGCCCCTGTGGTCAAAGAAAATTGGGCTTGCAGGTCGCACCGACTGTATTGCAGAATACAACGGTAATCTGTCTGTGGTTGACTTCAAGACTTCCAAGAATCCCAAGAGCGAAGACGCAATCAGCGATTATTTTACACAGGGTGCTGCATACGCCCTTATGTGGCAAGACCTGACAGGGCAACGAGTAGACAATATTACAATTATCATGGGTGTAGCCAGCACAGGCGAGTGCCAAGTGTTTGAAGCCCACACCCGTGATTGGGTGGAACCCCTCGTGGATGCCATAGCCCTGTGGCGGTCTGAACAGGTTTCTGTCGCCTAAATAATGGGGTGAACCCCATGAATTCATTTATTCCCTTTCTAGCGGAATCCCTCAAGAGCACAGGGGGCAAGAATGTGCACTTGGAACACCTTGAAGACGAAATCTTCAACAGCGGGTTTGCAGGCTTTTCCAAGGCTATGAACTCTCTGCGTGGCGTGGTGCAGTCGCTATACGGCAACGACACCGTGCCCTACGATATTTCTGTAAAGTGGGACGGTGCTCCTGCGGTTATTGTGGGCGTGAATCCCGAAAACGGCAAGTTCTTCGTGGGCACAAAGAGTGTGTTTAACGCTACACCTAAAATAAACTACACACCCGAAGACATTGACCGCAACCATCCCGCTGAAGGGTTGAATGCCAAACTTAAACTAGCACTTAAGTACTTCAAGACACTCCGCATCAGCACCATTCTGCAAGGCGACCTCCTGTTCGACAGCGAGACTCGCCGTAACGAAACCATTGACGGCAAGCGATACATTACATTCCAACCCAACACCATTAAATACGCAGTTGACCCCAAGTCCCATTTGGGTACACGAATCGGTGCGGCTAAAATTGGAATTGTGTTTCATACAGAGTACGGTGGCAACAGCATGACAGACCTGCGTGTGGTAAAGTTCAATCCATCACTAGACGGATTAGCCAAAAGCCGAGCAGTGTGGTACGACAATGCCACCTACCGATTTTCTCGTGGTGATGGTTTGTTTACTGCCAAAGACATTGGACACATCAACACACAAATAGACGATATTATTCGTGAGGGCATTGCACTACGAAGTGTAATGAACGGGCTAGCCAAAAATACCGCAGTGGTTGCAGAAATTAAAATGTATTTCAATGGCATCATCCGCACAGGGCGTGAGTTGGGAGACGCTAATGAACTGCTGTCGTTCCTGTCTGCAAAGATTGATGCCAAGCGAAAAGAACGCAAAAGCAAGATTGCTGCCAAAACACCTACCCCTACATTGGATTATATTCGTGCCAACCGCAACCAAATCAATCGGTTGTTTGCACTACATAATCGTGTAGCACAGATCAAGAAGTATGTGCTAGGCAAACTAGGAACCTTGAGCACAGAGTTTGGAACATTTGTGCAAAAGGGTGACAAATATGTTGCAACGGTTCCCGAAGGATTTGTTGCAATAGACAGGTTGAGTAACGATGCGGTAAAATTAGTTGACCGTATTGAGTTCTCAAAGGCAAACTTCACGATTTCTAAATCGTGGAAACAGTAAAGAGTTGGTGTACCGCGAGTGCATTACGGGAGGTGATCCAAAGTGGCTAAATCTGTAAAAGATACACGACGAAGCAAAACCATAGTGGTTGCTTTCGGTCGTTTTCAGCCACCAACTTCGGGACACCAACTCCTTTTCAACAAGGTGGTAGACACAGCGAAACGAATGGGAGCCGACCACGCGATTGGTTTCAGTCGCAGTCACGACCCCAAGAAGAATCCACTGTCACCATCTCGTAAGTACTATTGGTTGAAACGCCTATTTCCAGGAGTACACTTCATAAATTCGGAAGACATAAAGACCCCGTTTGACCTGTTGTATAAACTGGCAGACATGGGGTACGAGCATGTGGTGTTTGTGGGTGGCGAAGACCGCAGAGAAGACTACGACGATTCCAACATTCGCAAACTCATAAAGCACCCTGACCCCAAGCACCGACTAAAACTAAAACGATACGATTTTGTGATGGCAGGAAAGCGTGATGCCAAAGCCACAGGTGTACAAGGCATGAGTGCCAGTAAGATGCGAGCAGCAGTTGCCGAAGACGATAAAAAGTCTTTTGCTCGTGGAATGCCGTCTGCTGCGGGGCGTGACGATGTGGTGAAACTGTTTGATGAACTCAAGCGTGGTATGCGTGTAAAACTCAAAGAAGACTTTGACTTTACAGAACTATACCACACCGCTGCTGCCAACCTGATTGAAAGCGACAAGTACAAGCGTCGTCCACCCACTCCCGGCGAGACAGGTGGATTTTCCAAGCATAGTACCAAGTTTCCAACACCCCCGTGCAAGATTGACGAAGACTTGGGTGACTGGTTCAAGCAAAAATGGGTCAATATTGGTGGCAAGAAAGACCCCAAGACAGGGCAGTATCCACCGTGCGGTCGCAAGAGTGCAGACAGCAAAGGCCCGTATCCCAAATGCCGTCCGCTGCACCGCGTAGGCAAGACTCCTGAAACTGTGGGCGAGATGTCACCCAAGGAACGCAAAGCCGCAGTGCGTCAAAAGCGACGAGCCGAAGGCAAGACACCCAAGGCAGGCAAGGGCAACAAGCCCACCATGACTAGCCACAAAAACTTGGGTGAAGCCGCTTGCCCACGAAACCCACGAGGCACAGCCGAAGACACATGGGTAGCCGTAAAGAACGGACGGGTTAATTTTTATATTGGCTCGTGCACCCAACCGTACCAAACTTTCGGTGACGGCGATGCTGTTCAAGCCATTCGCTACGGTGAAGAGGTGTATGTTACCCTTCGCAACGGCAAGATTCAAATATACAAAATTATGAACGGGCGGTCGGTTTATGGCCCTGTCCGCTCCATGTAAGAGGAAAAAATAACCTAAATATAGAAAACCCAGTTTTCAAGGAACCCACTGCATGGACACCGCTATCAAATCTAAACTACAAGCCCTGTTGCGTCTTGGTCTGGTTTCACAGAACAATGTGCGTCGGGCTATGACTCTGTTCTCTGACCCCGAGCGTTACGCCCGCAGTCCTGCGTACCGCACACTCATGCAGGAAATCCTAGTGGATGTAGTGGACACCATTCTAAAGAATCGTGTACTGTACACCGCACTACGCTCGTCTCTATCCAAAACCAAAGGAGCCACCGATGCTTCAGAAACCGTTGCTGCTACTAGCCAAAAGTTGGGAGAAGGTATCGAAAGCGACCGCACAACTGCTCTCCTCCGTAGTGGCTTGGTGGACAAAGAGCAAATAACTGCTGCTCGCAAGGCTCTCAAGTCCAAGAGCAACATGAAGAGCATGAGCATGGGCAAAGTGTACCGTGAAATGATGATTAACATGTTGGACTCAATGGTAAAGAAGATTACAGGTAGCCCGTCCTTGTTCAACGCTTTCAAGTACACTATGGGCAAGGAAACTGTGGAAGAAGGTTTTGATTGGGGTTGCGAAGAAAGTATTGCACTCTGCGGACTCCACGAAGACGCACAAGAGATTCTTGAAGCCAACAAGCCCACCAATCCGTCGCTGTGGTCGCAAGCCAAGTCTGCTGCCAAGAGCAAGTTCAAGGTGTATCCGTCTGCTTACGCAAACGGTTGGGCAGTAAAGTGGTACAACTCCAAGGGCGGTGGATGGAAAAGCGTAAGCGAAGGCAAGAGTTTCTTTGATTTTGTTGGCGATATCCACGAAGCAGCAGCCGCAGGACAGATGACACCTGAAGAGCGTGAGATTTATCTAACCGCTGTGAACACCGAGAGCATCTACCGCTCACGCATTACTCCCATCATCAAGAACTACCAGCGTAAACTAGGCAAGGGCAAGTACAACCCTGAACTAGCGATTAAGGGATTTGTTTACGCAGTAGAAGACGCAATCAAAGAATACGCCAAGACAGGCAGCAAGTTGCGTCTAACCAAGGAACAAAAGCACCGAGTTGCCAAAGAACTGCTAGACCACTACGCAGACGAGATTAACCTAAAAGAAGCCCATCAGATTGACGAGTTGAGCAAGAAGACACTTGCTTCATATGTTAAGGGTGCACACAGAAGTCAAGGCACTCACGAATGGGAAAGTGGAAACAAGGCAGCAAAGGGTGAGTACCACCAAAACAAAAAATACATCAAGCGTGAAATTGGAATCGGTCGTGCACTCAACCGTCTCCAAAAAGAAGCCCATCAGATTGATGAAGCCGATTGGGGTGGTGGTTTTGAAACCTCCCGCGAGGCACAGGCTGGTGTTCAAGCAGGACTCAAGGCAGACGCTAAAAAGCGTAAGGCTATGATTCTGTCGGCTATGCAGAAAGTGATTGACGGTCAAATGTCTAAAATTGCTTTCAAGAAGTTGACTGGTATGTCTTTCTCCGAAATGATGACACTCCCCGCATACACCAAGAAGTTGAAGACGAAAAAATGATTAAGAAGCAAGGCAACAAGTTTGTAGTAACCAACAAGGCAGGCACTAAAGTATTGGGAACACACGGCAGCAAGCAAAAGGCACAAAAGCAACTAGCAGCAATTGAAATTTCAAAGGCAAAACATATGCACGAAAACAAATCATTCAAGGCGTTCCGTTCGGCTCTAAACGAGAGCGAGTACTCGGAAGTTCTCACAGGTTACGGCAACCGCTCTGCACACAAGGACGGTGCGGGTCTGCATCACCTACAGTCTGCGGGTGCTCTTGCAGGCATCAATGCCATGCTTGCCACCATCGGCAAGGGCACATACCTTGACCCTAACGAAGCGTTCCTCAAGATGAAGGTGCGTCTAAATGTGGTGCAACTAGACTTCCCGTGGACTCCCCGTTCGTGGGACGGTGGCGTTGGTTCCTACGATATTCCTGTGGTGCAGTTTGGTCGCGTTGACGGCTACGACGCAAAAACAGGCGAGATTCGTTTTGACGGCAAGGCTAACCCCACAGGCGGATACACCGAACTGAATCTCCATGTGGATGTGGAACTCACCCCTGAATCGCTGTATGTGGTGACTGCTAAACTCACCCCATCAGTAGCCGTTGCAGAAAGCGTAGAGTCGGTGAAGGAAGAAACCGAAATTGATGAAGACTACCAAACTCCTGCTCGTGAACGCGAACTTGCCAGAAAAATAGAGAAGCACGAAGACATTGCACAGCGTGGATACTCCGCTAGAATGACGAAGACAGGCAAGGCGGCAAAGCGTGGTGAAAAACTAGAAACCAAGCACGACGCTGCTTCACTCCGTCTACTCAAGCGTTCACGAAAAGAAGAAGAGTCACCCCGCACCTACGGTCGCGGTGGCAAACTTGTAAAGCGTGGTAGCCGTCACGAGGTCAAGGAAGAGATTGAGCAGATTGACGAGTTGAGCAAGGGCACAAAGGACGCATATGTTGCCAAGCGTGGCTCGCAACTGTCGTCCATGCTGAGTGGACACAAGCATAGCAAGCAACTAACTGGCCCACAGCAAGCCAATGCCGTGAAGGGCATCAAGCGGGCTACTGGTGTCAAGGAAGAGGTTGAGATTGAGGAAGGTATAATTCGTGATACTGTTCAACGAGTCAAGAACAAACTGCATGGAGCAGGTGGATACACAGACAAAGAACTGGCAGCAATGCCAAAGCGTGTGTTTTATCCTGCAAGCCCTGCTGGTGAGCGGAAGAACAAGTTGATAGACTCCAAAAAGCCAGGAGACATATGGAAAACCAAAACGGACAGTTTTGGTCAACACAGGATAGGTGCAAAGAACAAATATGGTGAGGTTCGCTACTTTAGAAGTGGAAACAAAAAAATGGCAAAGAAGTGGAGTACTGGTGTCAAGGAAGAGGTTGAGGTTTCAGAAGAGTGGAAGTCTCTCAAAAAGACTAAAGCCGACCTGAATGCCATTCGTGCAAGTGGCAAGAAGGTAAGCGTTCAGCACGGTGAAGGCGATACCTTGTACCGCGTTTCCAAAGCCAAGAAGTCTGTCAAGGAAGATGTACAGACTGCTGAACGCAAGACAGAGATGAAGGCAAAGATAGCCGCTGCTTCAAAGAAGGAAAACAGAGCGAGTGAGGACTGGTGGAATGCGGCAGACGGCAGTAAGAAATACAAAAAAGCAGAAGCAAGTCATAAAGCGGCACAAGATGCACGGGCAAAGTTGATTGCTCAATACGCTAAAGAAAAGAAAGATGAAACCAAACTCTACGGCAAGGGTGGCAAGGTCGTAGCAAAGCGTAAGTGGAGTCCCGTGAAGGAAGAGATTGAGCAGATTGACGAGTTGAGCAAGAAGATTCTTGGCTCATATGTCAAGAAGGCTGCAAAGGATATTGAAGACCTCAGTTCTGATGCTGAATTTTATGGAAGAAATTCACAGTACCAAGAATTTGATAAAACTAGGGCTAAAATAAGACAACGCCACGCTGGTGTTGGTAAAGCCGTGAGGCGTATGACGAAGGAAGAGATTGAGCAGATTGACGAAGCAGGGCAAGCCAAACTAGAGCGTCTTGGCAAAGCCTACGACAAGGCACGAATCGGCTCTCGCGGTGTTCTGAACCCTGAAAACAAGAAGCGTCTTGGTGATGCGTACTTCAAGATGCGTGACAAGGTTCTAGACAAGCGAAAGAAGCGTATTGAAAGCGGCACTTTCGACAAGGAAGCCGAAGTAAAGGCTGTGGTTGCAAAGAACAGAGGCACATTCGGCAAGGTGTTTGGCAAGAAGACCGTAAAGGAAGAACTGGTTGGCGGTCAGAAGAAACTTGACCTAAACAAGAACAAGCGTCTTGACTCACAGGATTTTGCTCTGCTTCGTGCCAAGAAGAAAAAGCCTATGGCTGAAGCCAAGACTAAGCAGTGGACTCCTCGCTTGGACAAACTAGTAGACAACCGTGATGCTGTTCGCAGCAAGCCCAAGAAAACCATCCTGACTCAAAAGGTGCAGGACGGCAAAAAGGTTGGTTCGGCTCGCCCCATCCGCAAGTACGAAGGATGAAAGGCTTTTGGGAGTACATCCGTCTTCGCCCAAACAAGCCGTTAGTGTTTGAGGACATCTTTATTGGGCAGAGTCTTGAACTGCAACAGCCTGGTCCAGGAGACAATGTGGCTGACACCGACCTATCACCCAAAGAAAAGCAGAACAAGTTCAAGAAAAAGCAAGCCCTGAAAAAGTAACAACCCGTTTTCGTCATGGATTTCAAGACACTCAACCGCGATAACTTTCTTCTGTATGCAATGGGACGGTACACCAACCCCCAATGTGAGGGCATGGGTGAGTTCAACGAAGACCTGAATCGTATCAAATATGTGAAACGGTTACTTAAAAAATACAAGCGTAGTGGTCGGCTTCGTCCCATCCTGCTGCTGAACCACCTGACTGTATTAGGAAATGTGTTTACCCCACTGGGTGCGGCTCGTATGCTATTTTTCAAATTAGAACCTGACTTGCACCCGTCCCTGAAAACCGCTCTTCTGTATCTGAACTACATAGGAGAAGGGATGGTATTGGACGATACCCCCGTAGACACCGTTTCGATGGACGGACGGCTTGGAGAGGTTTTAAGGAGGCTATAATGCCCAATAGTGCGGTCACAGCATTCTTCGCTGGTGGTCAGTCCATCAAGGCGTGGTGTCTGATTGGATTTAATGGAACTCTTGCAGGTCCATCGGTTTCAAATTTTATAAACGGATATAACCTGACTTTTGATGACGCTGCTTATAGTGCACAGGTAGCAGCAACAACCTCAAGTCAACAGGGAATAAGCACAGGAGCCATTCCGTTTAAATTTGTTACTCCCATGCCCACCAAAAACTATAAAATATTTGTGCAACCACGAACCGTGAGCAACAATACTCTGTACTCTGAAAGCGGTAGAGCATTTTTTGCCCACGCCTTAAATACAAGCCAATACCCTAAAACAGTGAACGGTTTTTGGGTTAGATTTGGAATGCAGTTAAGAGCAACCGATACTTTTTTGACAAATATACTAAACAGACCAGATTACGGTGAAATACTAAATCGCACCGTTGCAAGTGCAACATATCAACTACAGGTGGTGGTGCTATGACAAGTGTTCGTGGAACTTTTGGAAACGCTGCTCTGTCTAGACCCGCTGCTGATGCGTGGTGTGTGTTTGAGATTGATGGCGGAAACCCACCAATTCTTTTAGACTCTCATGGCGTTGGTTCTGTTTCCCGAGTTCAGACAGGTGTGTATCGCGTGTCATTCACAAACCCTGAAAGATTTGCTAGTGGTGCGTATGTTGGATTGGTGCAGAATGAACTAGGAAACGCATCATCAGGTTACGGTGTAGCAATGGTTCACGGCACGACTGGAAACTCGGGTGTAACTGCTAGTGGTGCTAGTGCGTCTTGTGATATTGTTAGTATTGGTTTTACCCCTCAAGATATAAGTATTCCTACTTCTGCTGTGGATTTAAGCAATACAGTCAAGGCAAAAATCAACGCTGCGTTTTTCTGTCTGCGTAGTGATAGTGATACAAACAAAACATCGGTTGCGAATCTGCTGAAGTGGAGTGAAGATTTTAATCTATGGGCTAATAATGGGGCTTCTGTGGCTGGCAGTATCAGCAAGTCTTCAACCGTATTGGCTCCTTTTAGCGGTGCAAGTGCAACCAACTACAACAGCAACGCATCAAATCCAAGCGGAAACTATGTTGCACAGATAGCAACCAAAGACGGAATACACAGAAAAACATACACATTCTCTGTGTACGCCCGAGCAGGAAGTGGACTAACAGCAACCGTAATGTGTGGTGGGGTAGGTAATAATTTTGGTTTTAACTACAACTTGTCTACATCAGCGGTTACGCTGTATCCTAACAGTACACCGTTTAGCAACGGAGCAACCTGTAGTGGACGAATGGTTGATGTTGGAGACGGATGGAAGCGTTGCATTTTGACATACATCCCAACAACAACGGGTCAATCTGTTCCACTCATTACCAATATAGAAGGGACAGCGAATAAAAACTTTTACATATGGGGTTCTCAACTAGAAGAAGGAACAGTAGTCACTCCGTATATTAAAACCACAGCCACGGCTCCTGTTTACGGCAACCAAGACCTGCTTATAGACACCCATCCAGGAACCAACGGATTCGGTGTTGGTAGCCGCCAAAATCTTTTCAAACACAGTGAAACATTCACCAATGCGTATTGGACAAAATCAAGAATAGGCATATCGGCTGGTGGTTACACTGCACCAAACGGCACAACCACGGCTATGAAACTCCACGAACTTGACCCATCAGACCCGTCGTCCACACCAAGCAGCGGATTTTATTACAAATCCATACGAACCATTGCTACTCCAATAGGTTCAACTTGTGGAAACGGTAATTACACCGTTAGTATTTTTGCAAAAGCAGCAGAAAGGCAGTATCTTACTGTTACTGATTTTAAATACGGCTCATTTGGTCAGTTCGTTGTTGATTTGACCAATGGCAATATTACACAGAATGCCTCAAATCTGTCTGCAAAAACTATTCCGTATGGAAACGGATGGTGGAGAGTGGTGGTTAGTTACAGAACGCCAACCACATTAACCACTGGAACCCATTCTTTTGGTTTTGCACCAAATCCAGGTTCAACAGTCAATTCGCAATACGGCCCATCCAGTGCAGGAGTATCAGGCAGCGGCATACTCATATGGGGAGCACAACTAGAACAGGGAACAGTGTTTGGTGAGTACACACCAACAGGTGCAGCCGTGGCAGGAACCACCTACGCTCGCTTGGCAGGCAACACCTACCCGTCTGCGGTGACAGGCATCGGAAACAGAGGCGAAGCCACAGCATGGGGAACCATTGTGATTCCTTCAAACTCAGGTGGGTCTACCCCTGTGTCTGCTTATTTGGAAAATTCTTACGGGGTTGCCAGTGTGGGAGCACGAAGCAATTCTGTATTTGATGTGCTTTTCACCGAAAGGTTGTCAAGCAATGCGTACTGTGTGATTACAGGCACAGAACAGGAAAGTGTACATCTTCCAGAAAGTGGTGTTGGGCTTGACGGCTCCATTCCACCAACAGACGAATACACTATGAATATTTTGAGAAACGAAAGCACCGCTGAATCACAAAAAACAAGAGACGGGTTCACAATTACTTGTTTGCGTCAAGTACCCCCATCAAACTACATCTCTGTGGACACTACTGTTGGTACTACATTTGCAGGTGATGCCACTTACAAAATTTTGAAGGAGCACACCACAACCAGTACATCAAGCAGCATCTACCTGAAGTGGGACTCCTTGATTACTAATGGTTCGTATTGGTACAGACTTAAAGTGCAAAGAAACCGTGCAGGAGTAACCACCGACCTACAAGACGCATATTACACCAGTTTCTACGACTACCGAGTTGGTCACACGCAAAATGTTCACTCGTATCACACAATGAAATATGATGTTTCAGGAAACCAAAACGGTGACAAATACATTATTAGCGGAGTTGCGTCCACAACTGACGGAACAGCAGTCGCGGGTGGTTCATCGCAAACACTACAACTAACAAATTTTGTGGCATTCAATAGAAACTGCAATTTTACTCCACAGGCTGTTCACTACCAGCGAGGCAGAACTCAACGAATACACTTTATAGTGTTTGGAGGACAGCAGACAAATGGCACACCGTAAACTGAAACGATTCGCGGCATTCACAGAGCAAGAAGGCGGCGGCACAGGCTTGCCCACATCAGCCCCTACCAACACTGTTGGCGGTGGAAAAATTGCAGGTTTAGGCAGCGATATCCCCCCTGTTCCTGCTAAAAAGCGGTTTAATATTTTAAAGAGGAAGACTGCTAAACTACTAAATAATAGAGTGATTGAACACAACACTTTAGACAAGGAGTGAGTATGCCATTTACACCTGAACTACTATCATTGGTTGGCGGTGGAGCCGCAGGCTTTCTGTTCCGCTACATGGCGCAAAAGTCGCAAGACCAAAAAGAACTGTTTGAGCGTCTGCTGACTGCCAACAAGCAAACCACAGAAAACCAAGACAAAGCAGCACAACGAGTTCCTATTGATATTGGCAAGAGTGTGCGTCAGATTATAGTGCTGGCTATTCTGTTTGCTACCTTGTTGGCTCCGTTTATTCTGCCGTTTTTTGGGCTTCCCACTTTTGTGGAAGTGGACTCCACAACTCCTGAAGGGTTGTTTGGGCTGATTCCACAAAGCACCAAAAAGTTCTTTGTGGAAATTAACGGCTACCTATTCACATCAGAAAATCGTCAAATTCTTTTGAGCATCATAGGTTTCTATTTTGGCTCCGCTACTGCGTCCAACAAATCATAAGGAGCACCCATGAAAAAGTTTTATCTGATTGCTTTGGGTCTATTGGCTGCGTGTGACACCGCTCCAAAAATTGTGCCTGACACATCGGGCGACAGTATAATAATGAAACGGTTGGATTGGGACATTGCTCACGGAGGCAGCGGTGCGTCGTGGGGATGGGTGCTGTGGTATCTTCCTATTGTTGCCCTGCTGTTTGCGTGGGCATGGAAAGAATGGGTTCGCCCGTCCATCAATGCTCTTGAAAATGAAGACATTGACAAGCAGCGGGAAGTCCACTCCAAGCCTAAAGACAACAAGCCTGACGCTTAATCTTCGGTTCCGCCTGCACGAAGTGTTTCCCACATCTTCTTGCAGATATAGTACGAGTCCACAATATCTGAAACAGGGCTAGCCACTTCCTTACGGTTGGGGGCTAGTACTGCTTTCAGGTGCATTCCTGTTTCCCACACAAACGCATCGTACATTTGGGTTTTGTCTGCGTTGCCCTTGCCTGCCGCAAATTTCTTGACTTCGGTGGGTGGAATAATTGTGAGTGGAACACCCAAGTGGTATATTTTATATTTCAGAATTCCTGTGTTCTCTGCAATGTGGAACACCCGACCACTTGCAGAGTAAGCGTAGCCCTCAAGTGCAATGTGTGAACAGCCCATGACTATATCAATTGCCCAGTCTGCAATGGTTTCGTATCGCTGTTGGTCAGAGTTCCAATCGGACAGCCGCTCCCCGTAAATATTCATGGTGCGAATTTCTGATTGCTTCTTGTTCTCGGTCAGGAAATAGAACGAGCAGTACTCGTGGCTCCACGGCAGCGTGTTGTCTGGATTGTTGTACAGACACACGGCTGGGCCACAAAGCGAATAATCAATTCCTGCTATCACCATACAGGTATTTAGGGAACCCAGCCTAAATACAGGAAAGGAGGATTCAATAATGTTTCCAATGACACCATCACAGCCACAAGAAAATTACAATGAAACCGTGCTTATCCCTCTGCTAGAGAAGCGGGTTCACGCCCTGACTAGCAATGTAATTCTAGCCGAAGCCAAACTAGAGATTGCTCTCAAGGAAAAGGCAGAACTACAGAAGCGTTTGGATGAGGCACTTGCAGCAGCAAAGCCTGTAGAGACTCCTGCTGTTGTTGAAGACGGGGCTTAAAACCCCATTGCTCGGGCAAGCAGTACACCCACGCAAAAACTAATACCACACACTAGGGCTTTCTGTAGTCTACTCATGGGGCTATCCTTATGGGCACACCAGAAAGGTCTAGTGCTGTGGCTTGTATCCAGTCTGCAACCAAATCTAAACGGGTGGCAGAGTTCTCAAACACTCGGCTGTCGCAAATGGCTAGAGAAGACACCACTCCAACCAGAATGCCGTTTGCGTCAATCACCGCACCACCAGAGTCTCCAAAGAAAACAGTGGTTTCGTGCCTGTACATTTTAAAGCATGTGGGGTCTTCAATCAGGGTTCCGTAATACGCAAATTCACCCCATTTGCTGCGGCGTTTGTAGTCACCACCAAATCCAATCACGGTTAGTGGTTCGCCTCGTGTGTACCGATTGGTGTCAGGATTCAACAGGGGAATGGGTGTGGCAGGGCACGGCTTTTCCAGTACTGCAACAGCCACATCCATGAAAATAGTGTCGCCAACCTTGAACTTGGGGTGCAACTTGTAGTCTGCTATTTTATACAACTCACACCCTGCTTTGAAGTGGGTCACATCACCGTTGTCTAGGCAATGCCCTGCGGTAAGAACTACTCGCGGTGCAATCAGGACAGCACTGCCTATTTCGCAGCCGTCCCGTGTAACTAATTCACCCACCGCAAGTTCTTCTGTTTGCTCGTCCAGTAGGGAAAATCCGTCCATGAACCACGGGAGGGTTGTGAGGGATTTCCCTACTGGAGATTCCTGTGGTGTGTCGTATACCGACACCGATGCCTCGTCACATGCCCCGAAGAGTAGTGAGAGGGCTAGCAGAAGAGATGTAACTCCTGCTCTCTGCAT